TGTGCCATTTTCATTTGACCGCTTGTTGCGGTTGGTTCTGGAGCGGATACTCCGCCACCTTTTTTCTTCATAGCCATGAGTTTATTTCTCCTTGTTTTTGCTAGCTTTTTTGGAGGCAGCTTTTTTACCCGCTGCTTTCCTTTTAGTTGTTTCCTGTTCTTCAACAGGTTTAACGTTTTGTACGTACTTAGACATAGTAACAATAATCCTTGATTTATTTCATTTTTCTATTTTGAGCTTTTTTTAGGACGATTCTTTTTTCCATCAAACATTAGAGTAGTCATACCCTTTTGCATCATGCCGGTAACTTTTTGTTTCTTGGAAGCAATAGCTGCTTGATCAGCTTTACCACTCTTTTTTTTCATAGCCATAATATTCTCCTATTGTATAATATTAATTATTTCTTTTTCTTTTTAGCTATAGCTGCCTGAATAAACGGTGGAAGCTTTTTCTGAGCTGATGTTAAGCCAGCTTTTGGAGCTGGAGTCTTTGTCATTTTTTTTGGTTGCTTTTTCATTGCCATTTTATTCTCCTATTTTTTTAGATTAATTTAATTGTTATTAACAATCCCACTTACGCAGAGACAAAGCCTTGCGAGTAGGACGACCTTTAGAATCTTTCATCGGACCAGGCATGCCGCCCATACGTGCGCAAAAAGACTTACGTCGAGCTGCTGCTTTTGGTGACTTTTTTGCCTGCTTAGACGACACTGGTGGCTTTAGTGTGCCACCCGTCTGAGCTTTGTATGATGCACGACCTTTGGCGTTTAAACCGCCAGCAGGATTCTTACCTTCTTTACGTTGCCATGCAGGTGATTTAGCCATTATTTTTTCTTCCTCTTTTGCTTAGAGCTATTAACACGCGGTGCTTTAACCGGCTTGGGAGCATTCTTGAGCTCAATACCATACATAAAATTATTTTGGCCCATCCTTGGACCACTGATATAACTAAACCTTTTTATTGCCATCTTCTTTTTCCTTTGGTTTCGGTGGAGGTGGTTCTCCAAGAACTTTGCTAGGGGCTGCATTGCCCTTGGAGATCGACCTAAACTTAGCTAAAGACACAAGTATTATTTGGCTGCCTTTTTAGGGCGACCCTTCTTAGCTGGAGAAGAAGAAGCTGGCTTCTTTTCTGCTGGCTTCTTTGCTTTTGCTGCTGCCTTTTTTACTTCTTTCTTTGCATCGGCAACAATGTTTTCAGCTGCTTCTTTTGCTGCATCGGCAACAACTTCAGCTTGATCTGCAAGCTGGTCGATGACCTTAGCTTGAGCCTTAGCAATTGCGCTATTTGGATCGATCTTCTGAGCCTTGAACAAAACTGCCTTGATCTTACTTGCTATCTTTTTAAACATATCAACCTCTATTTTTATTTGTTTGGATAATTAATAGTAACATTATACTATATGTTATAGTAACTGGCAAAAAGATTCTTTATCTATTTACCCTGTTGAGATTCTTTAATTAAAGAATATCTATCTCCGGTCTCCTTGGAGACTACAGAAAAACCATAAGCTGCTGCTTCCTCTATGGAGGCTCTTAACTGCTCTTTGTCCTCAAAGGACACCCCAGCCAAAGGAATGGTTATCGCAGCGTAGACATCTATATTTTCAAAGTTGCCAATATTTACTTTTCTATTAACACCACAAATAAATACAGGAGATGTAGTAAGAGAAAGTTCTCCTGGAATAGAGCTAACTATATTATCTATTGGTGAATCAAAAGATGATGATTCTTGTGCTGTTTTATTAATCTTAGGCATTTGTTTTTGTTCCTATTCCAAGGCTATTTAATGTAGCCTCTACTTGTTCTTCTAAGGTCATATTATCTGTATTGATTATAGCAGAAGAGATTTGTTTTATCTCATCTATCTGTTGCTCAGAACTGTGGCTCAATTGCTCAGCATTCATAAGCTTTCCATCTCTCTTCATTATTCTTTCGTTTAAAACATCTTGCTGTGCATCAAAAGTTATGACAATTCCATTTGGCTGCTTAAGGATACTCTTTGCTTCATTGACATATCTAACATCAGAGATCAAAATGCACATAGGTGCTGCGTCATCTTCTGAGTCTGACTTAATTAAATCTTTTATATATTGTCTGTATAATAAATTAGATTTAATTATTGCCCAGTTAGCAAAACAATTTGGATCATGTTCTCTACAAATATCTCCAGCCTTTTGCAAAAATGTTCTAGGCTTTATTCCCTCTGGCTCTATGTTGAGTTCGTAGATTTCTTTTACTTTTTCTACGAATGAATAATAGTGTGGGATATTTGCTAATGTTGATCTTCCATATATTTCATAGAGTACATCATGAAGAGCATAAAGCTTTCTTAGCTCTGCGTTGTGGCCCAATGTATTCTTTTTAATTGAAGCCATCTCGTACAAAGGAAGGGCGTAGAAAAGGTGATCCCATTTCATTCCATATTTATTTGTATCAAATGAACCCTTGGGAACAATTGATTCAGCTACAGATGTTTTACCGCTTCCAGCTTTACCTGCTAAACCTATGATTATTGGTTGGCCTTGTATAAAATTTTTCATAGACCAATTATATCATGTTTTGTCTACGGATCTCCAAATCATCTAAGAAACTATTTGCTAGAGCATCTGGCTCCCAGACAAAAGCCCTTGGTACTTGCACAACTCTAAAATTATAATCTGACCTAATGTCTTCTATAGTCATTAGAAGTGGTATCAATGATTTATTTTTACATTCCCACTTACCATTTATTTGATTTGCAACAACAGCAGAGTCAGTATAAATGATTGGATCTATTAAATCAGCCATTGCACAAATTAATAGCCCAGCTATAACTGCTTCATACTCTGCTTCGTTATTGCTTCTAGGACCTAACCCTCTAGAAAATTGTGCTATTTTTTTTCTATTTTTATAAACAACAACAGAGCAAGCTGCTTCACCGGTTTTCTTTTGACCCTGCCCTCTAGAGGCCCCATCGCAAAAGACTTCAATGCTCATTAGTCTAGTTCAATATCATAAGGAATCCCAAGCTCAACAGCTCGTTCCCTAATATTGTCTTCCTGTTTTTTACTTGAGGCAAAGTGCGTTGTTACCAATAGGTATCTTTCTCCCATGTATTCGACTTGTGTAGGAAAATTTAAAGTTTTTCTTTTTTCTGAATAAAATTCTTTAGCTTTGTTTACAGCTCTATAGTAACCTATGTACACAAATACCTCCTTAGTATGTAGTAAAATCACTATCCAAGTAATGACCTTTATTTTCTCTGGAAGAAGCTATCTGCATAGATTGAACTTTATCCATTAGTTTTCTAGACGATTCCGAAGCTATTCTAGCTGCACCTTCCATTGATTCTGCTAGGCTTAAAATAGCTTCACAGGTTATCAAGGCTGAGTATTCATCTTCTGCAGCTTCCATTGCGGCTGCTTCTCTTTCTGCTTCGTTCTTTCCAACTCTGGAAGATTTATATTTCTTTTTATATTTACCTTCCATGATTTTATAGTTTGCTCTAGCCATACCAGCAAATCTTGCAGCTCTACCATAAACATTTGAGCTCTTAGCAACTAGTGAAGCTAGATTGTCAAGACCTAAATCTATAGTATCTTCGTCTGGTATTTCTATGAAGTACTTCCCATTGCCTGATGCTTCTGCATAGGAAGTAATTACCTCTTGAATTTGTGGTCCTAAAAAATCACTAAGTAGTTGTTGCAACTTTTCTAGGTTTTGATTGTTCACTTATTTATCCTTTTTATTTAAATTTAGATCTCTAACTAATTCTGGCATGTCGGATTCTCTTATGATTTCTTCAAGCCTTTTTTTGATCTTAGCTAGATGCTCTCTTACTGTGTTTGGGTGTTCGTTTATTTTTTGGGATATTTCACTAGATCTTTTTCCATCTATGTATCTCCATTTTATCAGCTGTCTCTCCTGTATTGTCAACTTATCGAATGGAGGAAAATTTTTTTCTCCCATCACCCAAGATTCATCAAGATCTTCTGCACACAATAATGATTCGAGAGAATACTCTTGAGGCTCTGCTTTAAAACCTGTGTGATGAGTATCACTATCTGGATCATTTTCGGCTTCGTCATCCATTAATGCAAAGGTTTTTCTTCCTAATTGATCTATTAAAAAAGTATCTACATTTTTCTTCAACAAATAAAAGAAATAGCTATATAAGAATCCGGCTAAATGGTATAGGCCCTTTTGCCGAATCTTTCTTTTCATATCTATTAATACATTGAAAAAATGTAAGATCTATTGTTTGTCTAATGTCTTCTTCTATTCCATATCTTTTTGCCATATAGACTATTCCGTCCCATGACATCAGATATTTCTTTGTAGTCTTTCTTGCTTAACTTATTTTTCATAAGAGCAATTCTTACATATGGATTTTTTACGAAAAGACTAATAAACCTTCGTATATCATAGTCACCAAGATTATATCTACCGTGATATATTAATGCAACATACTTGCTCAAAAAATTATTAAAAACTTGTAACAGTTCTCGCTTTGCTTTAGTATCTCCAGCCTTAGCTTTAGCTATGAGATCTTGCATTTCGTTTTCTTCTAAATTATAATATTGCTCTTTGTAAGCAGCCATTTATTTTCCTTCCCAATAAGTTATATCATTGGCGTATTCTGACCTAATGTCTTCATAAAAAATTATGTTAGGTACCTCTAACTGATTTAAAAATTCAACTGCATCTTTTGCGTACTTACTTATGATGCATGTAAACTTTTCAAATTCTTTTGGATAATATCTCTTAAACCTTTTTATTTTAGTTTTACTTTTATTATCTAGATAGCCTTTCATCTCAACCCATTCATCAGTATTGGTGAGATAAAAATCTGGAGTATAACCTTTTACTCCTCTTTTTATAGGAAAGGAAAAAACAGTTGGTTCAAATTCAAATTTAATTTTATAAGCCTTTAGTATGCGAACAAAATTTGCTTCCCAATTTGATCTTACATTTAATTCTATATCTTTTCTATAACCAGTCTTGGTATGTTTATAAGCGTTGCCATTTTTTGTAGGCCTCTTTGCTTCATCGGTTAAAATTTCTTCATCTATTTTTTTAACATGAATCTTTTTAAGATCAGGATGCTTCTTCAGCTTTGACCTTGAAAGAAAAAATTCCCTTGATTTGACAACACTACTTTTCATCGTGTAACCTCTATTGCGTTATATCCACTAAGTATATTATACTTTATATTTATCCGAAAAACAAGCAACTATTAAGTTGCAAAACCACAAAGGAAATGGTAGCATAAGAGCTATGACAACATCAACAGTAACAACAAGAACCTTATTGGACAGCATGCATCAGTCAGCCAAGGAGCAGTCAATTGACATCCTGGTTAACGAATACGCATACGCTCAAGAGACAGCAATTAAGCTCGTCACAGAGATCGATGGAATTGATCTTGAATTGGATTCAAATTCCGCTTTCTAATAAGTAAAGAAAAACCCCCGCTAACTTAATTGTTGGCGGGGGTTTTTTTATGCCCTAGCTGCTTTCTTATTTCTGAATACACCAGTCCCACATGCTCCGGACTTTGCGTGGTCGCAATAAGAACAGGCTCTAACGTTAGCTGTTGGTGTAAAGTTATTGTCTTCAATAATATTATTAATTAAAGATAATAATTTAATCTTTACATTCTCAAGATCTTCCTTGGTATAAAGGTGGCCTTTTCTTCTACCTGATCTTAGGTAATGAAGCTCTGCGTATATTTCTTTATCAGGCATTATATTAGACACTGCAAGTGCGTATATGCCGAGCTGAAGGTTATCTGCTATTCCCTTTTGGGTTACTTCCCACTTGCCTGTCTTGTAATCGATAATATTAACTCTATCACCAACTACATCTATTCTATCTATGAAACCTATTATAGAATGATTGCCAATAACAAAATTAAAGGCATGTTCTTTATCGTAGACATCAAATGTTGTATCTTGATTTTGATCATAAAATTCATCTATGATTACTTTTCCAACAGATATTAATTCATCAGAAATCTGATTGTTTGGATCAAGCTTAAATTTATTTTCCTCGTACTCTTTATGCATGTCTGCATAATCAAGAGGCTTATCTTTGTCTACTACGTTTTCTAAGACCGCGTGGACTATATTTCCGAAGCGTTGCTGCCTCGCCAAACAAACGAGGTTCTTTCTTAATATAGGAGAAGAAGTACTTAGTTGCGCACTGGTTATAAGTATCTATTCTTGAATATGAAAATTCAGTTATTGCTAATCTTTGTAACGGATCTAAATCTTCTATTGATTTTAATTGTATTGTCACTTATTCCTCTTCGGGTTCGTACTCACCTATGAGAGCACCTTCTTCGTCGTATTCTTTTCCGTTTTCATCTATAGAATGGCCAGTATTTATATTTATAAATCTACCTTCACCGACTGAAACCCAACCGGTATTACCTATCTCCATGAAATCGCCTTCAATATATGGCCAAGACATTTTATCTCCTATGGTGTTGATATTATCGTGTCGTGTATGGCATCGATATTATAATAGTAACTCAACAATGCGTGTAGGTCACGCAGTTCTTCACCGGAAGCATAAAAGCCAGCTATCCCAGACTGGAGAAAGAATTGATTCTCTCCTTCTTCTGTACCATATTCAATCAAAGTAATGTTATTTAATAACATTCTTCCGTTTTCTTTTTTAGTCATATTAATCCTCGTCTATAATTGTAATTGGATTCCATGTTGGGTCATTCATTTTTTCTCTCATATCTTTAACGTAAGATTCCCAATCTCTTTCGTCTTCAGATTTCTTTTCATACTTTACTTGTCCCTTAAAAGGATTTGTTTTAAATTTAACTATGAAACTTCTTCCACCATTCTTAGGTGTCCAACGAAGATTACCATTTTTACAATCACAGAAATCATTGTTGTTTACTTCAATCATCCCCTGCGGATCAAATCTTCCACTGCATTTATTGCATTCGGTGTAACGACCCTTGTCCCCGCATCTGCTGCATGACGCACAGTATGTCCAACATGGTCTTTCCGATGGGTTCTTAAAGCTTCCTGGTAAAGCCACTTTATATCTCCAATTCTAATATCTGTTCAATTAAAGGTAAAACTTTTCCTGATGCTAGTATATCAAATTTATATACAAATTTACGATTATTATCTATCATTTCTAAAAATACTGGTCTATTTCCCTTATTGTTTGAAATCAAATCATATATTTTTTCTACAGTTGTTTGAGATACTTCACTACTAATCTCTAGCATTATAGGTTTACCGCCAGAGAATATCTTTGCATCGACTTTTTCTGATGAGTTGTAGAATAATTTAGTTACAGAATTTTCTTCATCACTTTCTTTATTCAAGAAACCATTTATTACAAATATATCTCCAGAATTAAAATAATCATCGCTTATATCTTTAGCGTTCTTGGGGAAGATAATCACTTCTACGCTAGAAGTTATATCTTCTATTTCTAACTTATACATCTTTTGACCTTTTTTAGTTGTCATCTTTTTGTTAGAAACAATAATCCCACCTACCTTAACTGCAGATCCTCCAGGAAGTTCATTAAGATCAATGATCTCATTTGAGATTTGATTCTTTAATATATCCCAAATTCCCAAGACCGGGTGGTTTGTAACGTAGATGCCCAGCTTTTCTTTTTCTTTTTCAAGAACTTCTAATTCTATTCTTCTACTTAATTCTATATTTTGATCTCCAACTAGTTCATCTAACGCGCCAGATAAAGCTAAGTTTTCTAGTGTTGATTTTTTAAGAACCGATGGATGACATCTTCTATAGAAATCATGAAGAGAAACATAAGGACTATTTAAATCTCTTGACTCAACTATTGCATCAGCGATTGACACACCAATGCCGTCGATAGCTGACAGACCAAAAATTATTGATTCTTTATTAACAACTTCAAAATCTATTCCAGAGTAGTTAACAGATGGTGGTAAAACTTCTACGTTTAATTTTCTACAATCTGATAGATACAACGCTTGCTTATCTTTATTGCCTACTACTGAACTCATTAAAGCAGCCATGTACTCAACGGTATAGTTAGCCTTCAAATAAGCTGTAGTGTATGAAATCATGGCGTAGCTTGCAGCATGTGCTCTGTTAAATCCATAGCCACCAAAGTATTCAATATCTGAATAAATTTTATTAGCTTTATCCTCAGATATATCTGAAGTATTAACACATCCATCAACAAACTTTTTTCTAAATAAAGAAATTTTATCCATCTGCTTTTTGCCGATAGCCTTGCGTAAGTCATCAGCCTCAGCGGATGTAAAGCCAGCCAATTCTCTAGAAACACCAAGAACATCTTCTTGATACAGCATGATGCCAAGCGATGGACCTAGTACTTTTTCCAATTTAGGATGATCGTATGCTATTTTTGATCTTCCATGTTTTCTATCTATATATAATTTATCCATTCCAGAACCCATAGGACCTGGTCTGTACAATGATATTAGAGCCATTATGTCTTCTATGTTTTGTGGTTGCATCTGAACCATCAACTGTCTCATTCCAGATGATTCTAATTGGAACACTCCAGCAGAATTACCTCTACACAATTCTTCATAAGTTCTTGGATCATCTAAAGGAATAAATTCTATATCAATAATTTCTTGTTTATTCTTTTCTATAAGCTTCAAACAAGAATCTATAACACCAAGGTTTCTTAAACCTAAGAAGTCAATCTTTAACAGGCCACACTGCTCTACTCTTCCCATGTCCCATTGAGTTACTAATGGAGCATCCACGCCCTTTTGCATTACGGGCAGATAGTCTGTTAGTGGGCCTCACTGACTTCCATACACTCTGACAAACTCTTTGATATGCCCAAGACAGGAGGCGGAACAAGCTTAGCTATCTTATCTCCAGATATAAAATCATATCCTAAAGCTCTAGCTGCGTCGCGCAAGGACTGTCTAGCTCCAGTTCTGTTAAATGTACATATGTGAGCAACTCTGTCATCGCCATATTTAGTTCTCGCATATTCTATAACTTTATCTCTATGTCTATCATCAAAGTCTAAGTCAATATCTGGCATTGACTTTCTTCCTTCAACCAAAAATCTTTCAAACATTAAACCAAATCTAATTGGATCTAAGTTTGTAATATCAAAAGCGTACGACAGAACACTGCCCGCCGCAGAACCTCTACCCCAGCCAACTCTAATACTATTGTCTTTTGCCCACTTAACTAAATCAGAAACAACTAAGAAGTATTCGGAGAATCCCATTTCTTTTACTACTTTGATTTCATGATTAGCTCTATCGATTATATCTTGAGGTAGTGGATTACCATATCTTTTTTTCAATCCATCCCAAGCCAATCTTTCAAAATATTCGGTTGAATTTTCATTGGTAGGTATAGGAAAATCTGGGAAGTGAATTTCGCCCAAGTTCAAATTTAAATCAACCATGTCATTTACATGCATAGTATTTTTCAACCACTCATCAGAAAATACTGAAGCCATGTCATCGTATGATTGAAGATAGAATTTATCTCCAGAAAAAGAAAATCTATCAGGAGTATTAATATTTGAGTTAGTAGCAACGCACAACATTATGTCATGAGCTTTTGCATCGTGCTGATGGACGTAGTGGCAGTCACCAGTAGGAACTATTCTGGCCCCAATAGTCTTAGCTATCTTTATTAGATCTGGTATTATTTTTTTCTGTTCTTCTAAATCGTGGTTTTGAACCTCAATAAAATAGTTCTCTTTGCCGACTATAGCCTGCATGGTCGCAGCATGGTTTAATGCCGTGTTGTAATCGTTTCTAAGCAGGGCTTGTGACACTTCCCCGTTCAGACACCCAGACAGCACTATTACGCCCTCTGAGTGCTCTGATATTAAATTATGATCCAATCTAGGCTTAACGTAATATCCTTCTGTAAAAGCTCTAGAGGACATTTTAATTATGTTATGATAACCAATATTATTCTTGGCCAATATAGTTATATGGTATGGTCCTCTTTGTTCCCATTCGTTTTTTGATGGGCCGGATCTTTCTTCTTCATCTCTATCAAATCTTGTTTTTCTAGCTTGATAAAATTCAGATCCCAATATTGGCTTAACGCCTACGGCCTTACCTGCATCGTAGAAGTCTAACCATGAGTGAATATTTCCATGGTCAGTTGTAGCTATCCCCGTCATACCAAGGGCCTTAGCTCTTTCTAAATATTCTTCTACTCTACCATGTCCGTCCAGCATAGAGAACACGGTATGATTATGTAGGTTCGTCCAATTCTTCATTGTATTTTTAGTTAATTCCTCTGTTGTTGTCTGAGTCTCTTAAGGATTCATCTCTAGCTTCTCGATAAACTATTACAACTACTCCGCCACAATATTTACATGGCACTGCTTTGCCACCTTGAGCAAATGGACTATTGTACATGTATGACATAGGCTGATCTGATTTGCACTCGCTGCAAACTCCTATTACATCATCTGGATCTTGAATTGGTTTTGACATTTTTATCTTCTCCTTTAGTCTTGTATGCGAATCTAATTGGCGATGGAGATAACTCTTCTGCGCTTTCTACATATTTATCGCCAACAGTTATCCATTTTTTCTTTTTTTCTAAGTGACAATCACCACACCCTACGCCAGCAGAGTTTGCTCTTTCGCAAGTGTATGGTCTACCACCGATGCCTAATTGTCTTCTTTTAATCCAGTCATTAATATGACTAGTAGATTTTTCGTAGTTAAAATCTTCACACATCGCAAGTATACTATATAAAAACTTTATAGAATCTTCGTTGTAAGTTAGGATTGAACACAGAAATAATCTAGCTTCGTGTTCTAGGTATTTTTTTTCTTTAGCCTGTTCAATTAATCTACGTATTGCACTACAGCCTTTTAGTAATTGGTCTGGAGTAAAATCTTTTTCTAACGGTGTCAGCTGCTTAAATGCTGCCGAACCATACTTGTTAAAGTGGCTTAGAAAATCTGGAGAGCTATGCTTATCCATCTCCATGTCATAAGTAAACTCTCTGAACCATTCATTTGCTTTAAGATTAAATTCTTGATCCGCAACTACGTTTTCTTTTGGTTCGCTACAATATGCTCTAATTGTATTAAGATCAGAATAAAGTATTTCTTCTGGTATTAAATTCTTATACAATTTAGTTTCTTGATGCATGCTTCCAGCTAGTCTCCACATTCTTCTTGGATCGTAGACGCTAAAATCTATAGACTCTATTTTTAGTTTGTCTTTAATTTTATTAGCTATATATCTAAATATATTTGGAAGACTATTAGAAGGATTTATGCCGAGTGCAATAGCTTCACACTCAATATGGAAACCTTTTTTTCCAGTAAAATAAACCAACAAAGCGTTGCTGGGTATGTACTGCTTGAGATACGAATGAAGCGTCTTACATTCTTCATATGCTTTTTCTGGATCTTCATTATCTAGGTCAAAATATAACGAACCTAATCTGACAGCTTTTGCAAGATCCTCTGAGTTAAAATGCCAAACAGAAGTATACAAGCCATTATTATTATGCTGTTTTCTATATTTATCTATATCGAATATAGATACAAATTTAGGATTGTCTCCCTCTTTATCTCTTATGATTCTAGATAGAGCTGGAACATGTCTAGCTGTTTCAACTAGGTGCCAAGAACTAAGGTACTTGTCTTTGTCTTGTGGTATTTTCATAAGATCTTTTTTTTGTTTTCTAAATCCGAAATGTTGCAAATAATTTGTCTTGTTGATATGTCTATATTTTTAGAATTGTTTCTGTAGTATACAGACTCTTCTATTATCTTTTCTATATTCTTTATAAGAAAGAATCTCTTCTTAATTCTTTGTTCCAGATCCATCTTTTCTCCATTTTGGATTAATTAAGTCACTGTCTTCTATAATGAGGTGAAGCTTAGAAGCTATATTATCAGATAGATGAACAATATAATCTAAATAAGTTATAGGAAAAGTTTCTGGTACCGGCGACCAAGGACCCAAATGACATCTAACTAGTCTAAGTATAGACTGAACAATATCTTCAGATAAAAATAAAGTAGATGATTCTGATTCACTAGCAAATTTTTTATCTTTCTCCTGACAGTATGATATAAACTTTCCAACTGTATATGGATGCATTGGATCATACTTTAGTTTGTTTCCATCGGCATCGTAGATGCCCTTACATAGATCGTGTAACAAACACGCAGCTAGAACTATATCTTTTTCTTCTTGAGTTAAAGCATACGACTCGCTCATGTAATGGGCTATTCTAATTACTCTTTTTGTATGAAGTACGTTGCCACCATGACCATGCTCATCTGCTGGATGGTACTTGCCAGAAAAGCTTGAGGGAATTTCCCAAAAAGATTCACCTCTAACAAGAATTGATCTAACAAAAGATCTTATTGACTCATCAACTATCAAATTGATTTCATCAAGAAGGGGTGCAAGAATTTTATTTTCTTCACCAAGAAATGATGCGTTCTTTTCTTCAATTAAGATATCGTCTAATATGCTCTTCTTCATTTTACACTTCCTTCTTTCTTCCATTCACTCCAGTTGGAGCATGGTTCGTCAAATGGGCACTTCTTGCAATAAGGTATTAAACCTCTTTTAGGAATATAAACTTCTGTCTTTTCTATTTTGTCGCACCAATAATTATAATAATCTATGTCTTCGCTTCTTATTTGGAATTCATTAAACGCAAGACTCTGACTAAGTGGATCTATAAAACCAAACTTTACATTGCCCATGCGCTCAGGATGTCTATTCTTATAGGCCTGATACATCGTGCAGAAATCTGTTCTATACAAATCGCGATTACTGAACTTATAATTAAAGATAAATTTTGTTACCAAATATTGTTTATTATTATAAAAGATAATATCAAAAGTATCTTCTATATTTAATTTGTTTTTTGGCAGATTATATTCTTCGCTTATTGCTACGGGTATATATGGCGACTCTGCGTATGTTTCGTGGAACGCCAACAATATACCAGCAGCTTTAGATGTTAAGCTAGCGGTATTTCCATAAGCTGTTTCGTGCTGCTCAGTTACAATATCATACGAGTTTGTATTTTTTGGAAACCACATTTTTTCCCATCGGTTTAACAACGATGCATAAGAGGGTATGATTCCACCCTGTTTCTTAAAGAAGAAAAAGTACATAATACTTTTAATCGTTGATTCAAATTTTTCAGTGTGAATATCTCGTGCGTATATTTTCTCTGGGACTTCTTGCTTATATCTATAATCAAAAAGTCTTTCACACATCTGAAAATCTTTAATTGCTTCTATTGATAATTTTGACATTAATGAAAATCCTTTCCACTTAAGAGTTCGTCTAACAATGATGAAGATGATGTATAAGAAGAATCTGTAACTGGATCATAATCTTCGTATGTTTTTTTGTAGTCTACATATTTTACCAAAGGCGGATCATACATAAATGCAGAACCTGTAATTCTATTCTTTGGTATTTGAAGCTGCATGATGTTTTCATCTTCGGTCTCATCATCAGTCGCCAATCTTTTTTCTGTAATGAATATGGTTACAGCACACTTTTGTTGAATAGCAAGCGAACCACCAGTATCTGACTGTTGAACAACTTCACGTTTTTCTTTCATTCTATTTGCATTTTCTTGCGCAGTAATTATTAATGCGCAATTCATATCTCTAGCAAGCTTTTCTAAACGCACCATCATCTCTTCAAACTCACCCCAACGTGGCTTACCCTTGCCTGCTCCTCTGGTAAACATTGATTGGATGGTGTCGATTATAACTATGTCCGGCATATTAACATTGTGCCCGATTATATCTCTTAACCAAAATTCTAAGTCTTCAAAGTACGGAGTGTCTGGGTCATGTCTAACCATAAGACGGTCACCCCATTCAGCTAACTTTGCTTTAAAGGTTTCTAAATGCTTATTCTTTTCTTCATCTGACCACTTTGATGATTCTAAATAAACATTCTTTTCTATTATTTGTGTCATGAGAATTCTTTCCCAGTGACCAATTGCTTCTTCAAAGTTTACGTACAAAACTCTATAGCCATTATCCAACCAATTGTTACATAAGCACTTTACGAACGTGCTCTTACCCTTGCCTGAGGCAGCGATTACAGCGTGTACAGCGCCTCTAAAGAACCCTCCGCTGTCAGTGTAGCCCATAGCTCTATTTAAGGCTTTAAATTGAGTTGGAAGAAAATTAGGTATATCTAATAAAGAATCAACTCTATTGGCTATGTCTGCGCTTGTTGTAATTTTATCTAATGGATTATATCTAATTTGATTTTCTAACTCTCTAATTTCAGATGTTAGAGTTTGTATCTTAGCTATATCTTCTTCGGTCTTTTGTCCCTTTTGGGTTAAGATAAACTGAAGCTCTTGAAGATAGTTTATCTGTTTTCTTTTATTAGCTTTATACTTTATAAGTTCAGATACAGATTCTTCTGTGGATAGTTCCACGCCCATTAAAAGATCAACCATTACATTAACGCCAGCATTGCCACCTAACGCTTCATATATATCGGTATCTGTTTCTAGCCAAGACTTAAAAGCTATTGGATCAACAATATCTAACTGAGTAGCATCTTGAAAAGATAACAAGGCCAAGTAAAATTCATTTATACCCTTTTCCCCATGAATTGATCCAACAATTTCTTGAGGAAGATTCTCTTTAAAGTATTCTATTGCTCCCTTTTTTCTAAGGGACAGCGCAAAGATCTGATACTCTAAAGGAATATTATCTTTTACTTGCTCACTTGTTTCTGTCGTCATCTCGTTTTTCTTTTATCGATCTATATAGTTTCTTTTTGTAATCTGAATTCTTTTTCTTTATACTTCTATAAATCTCACTAGAAGTAAAATCATTCTTATTCTTTTCCTTTGGTTTATATGGGCTAGTTCTAATTGCTTCAAGCAGTCTGTCAAAAACAGCTTGCTCAGTAAGACTATCATTATATCGGAAAACAATAAGAGCTATACCATTATCTTTGCACCACTGAGCTTTTTTCTGATCTCTTTTTATAGCTTCTTCAAAATCATATTTTGAATCAAAGAATCTACTGGTGTAATAAAAGTGTTGTCTGCCATGATACTCTGCAGCTATGGCATACTTTTGACAGTACACATCTAGCTTTAATTTATCACCTATATGGAATTCATTAATTACTTTTTCACCAGGGAGAAGTTTTTGCATCGCTAGAGTTAAGGCTGTTTGGCCTCTAGACATTTTTTTTCTACTGTTTTTAAGCCAAGTAAGACCAAGATTATTAATCTTTTTATTAACTGTAGCGACGCTCCAACCAAGTTCTTTAGCTATGTCAGATATAGACAAAGAAGTTTCTAGTAATAAATCTCTTAGAAATTCTAGATCATCTTCGTCTTTATCTTTACGGCTCCCATGCATTTCATTCCGCCGTATTATATGTTCTTGAATAACTAATAGTTTTACCAAGATCTATAATCGACATATCTAATTTGTTCCAAATTGAATTTGACAAAGCCAGTCCAAGAGAAGAACAATCAAAAAGACAATAGTCTACCTTTCCTTCAAAGGCAGCTATCTTTTCAAAAGTTTCTTCTAATCTACTGTAATAGTTATTAAATGAAACATTAATAACATTTGTTTTAAATCCCATAAATTTATATATTGTTTTCTTATCATGGAATGAAACAATTACATTAGATGTATTCTTTATGTAAAATTCAAAGATGGAATTATATACAGACTTATCATTTTCGTAATAGTATTCAAATAAGTTTGGGCTAAAAAATCTTCCATCATTAACCATGCCGATGCCAGAATGTTTTTTATTCTCGACTTCTTCAACAAGAGATAATGGTATGTTCTTTAATACTTTTTTATCAGTTAGATTTATAGAACGAATAATTTCTTTGTTAAATTTAGAAGGAATATTATTTTCATTCTTTTTATTTAAGGCAACTATTGCAGACTTAGAGATGTTAATGAATGCAAATTTTTCTTTCTTATTCATTAAATTTGTTAGCTCAATTGATGCTTGTACTTGATCTTTCATTTGCTGCTCCTAGATTCCAAAATTACCCCAGTTAATTAACACTGGGTTTTCATCTACAATAGAATTAATATGATTTAAATTATGAAACTTACCACCGTCAAGATTTGAATATCTCTGGTATTTTGATTGCTTGTCTTCATCTCTGATGTATCCAAGATGTTGCATTACCAGATTTGAATTTACCCAAAAGTTTCTTTGGTTCACCCACTTTTTCTGATGCGTTAAGAACTTTTCTTATATTAATATCTTGAATATTTGAAGCATCGTACAGCATCTCATCACAATCTATTGCAATGATCCAGTCACCTTCGGAAGCATGGTTTTCTAAATTTAACCAGGCGTACTTTCTTAGTCTACCTTCATGTACGGTAAACATTGGTTTTGGAGTTTTGTATACGTGAGCAAAGTTTGAAGCTATGTCTGCCGTGTTGTCATCTGAGCAATCGTCAGTGAAAACTATTTCGTCTACTTGATTCTTTAGTCTTTCTAAGACTCTAGGAAGATACTTACTTGCTTCATTTCTTCCTACCATTTGCGCAATTATTTTTTGTTGCGACATTTCTTTCCTATCTTAAAAGGGGTAGCAGTTTTACCTGCTACCCCGTGAATAAAAATAATTATTATGATTCGATTTGTTCGCGAGCTTTTACAGCTGTGATTCTTTCTACGTCAACATCTTTAAACAAGAGTTCACCAGCTACACCTGAAACAGTGCGACGACTACCGCTGGCAATCTTTTCTGCTTCTGACATGTTGCTAGCTTTTACAATTGAAGTTGTTGTCACTGTAAAATACTTGAATTTATTTTCAGCCATTATTTTTTCCTTTTTATTTATTGGATGGATAAGTATTGCTTATATATTCTACAGCTTCTTCTAGTGTGTCTGCAACTTTTGTTGCAAGAAACTTGAGATAAACACGGTGCTGTAGTTCTTGATGTGCCCAAACAATAATCGGTTGATTATTTAAGTGAGCCCAAGTCATTTCAAAATCAGTTCCTATATATGCTCGATATAAAAGTCTATACTCAACAAGTAATATATCGCAGCTCTTTTGTAAGAACAGATTTTTATCTACAATTTCTTTTGGTTCACAGTCTTCTTCTTCTAAAGCGTAGTCCATAGGATTAACTGCTTTAAAACCTCTATAGTCTAATAAAGCTGTTGCTTCATCTCTCCAACTATATTTAAAATCAGACTTAACATCTTCTATTGCTCCAGATAAAAAAACTCTAGTTTGCATAAGCAACCTCCTTGGCTGGCCAATAGTAGGGAAGATTAGGATCTTCGTTAAAAAATTGTGAATAATATTCGTAATCTTTGCGCAATAGATTTGACCTATGTGATCTATGAAATTCTTCTAAACCAAACCAAGGTGGCATAACTATTGAACCAGGAATTATTTCTTCATACTGCATTGTGTTTTTGTATCCTCTAGCTACCCATTCTTGGATAGTATAGTTCTGATACAACTGCAAAGCTGCTTCATAACCAGACCACATTAAAGTGACTGGATGATTACGCCAACCTTTTGTTGGTGTACGATCAAGTAAGATATTTAGAACCTGGAAAGTTTCTACTCGTTGCTTTCCAAGTCTACGATAATCTAATACCCGAACTGATTGCTGTAGATCTGCATATGGTAAAAATGTTTGCATTATGCCTTCTTGAATTCCTCAAAAGTTTTGTCGCCTACACCAAAGTATTCTCTAGCTAATCCAGCCTTAACAATTTCTGTATTAAGACATTCACCAGTTTCGTTCCATACTCTAGCAAGAATTCTACCATACTTCTCATTCTTGTCCAAGATGGTTTCAATCTTGACTTTATTATTAGCTTTCTTAATCCACTGATCAGTAAACTCTTTTGCTGCGAGTCCCATCTTTTTTTCTTCTAGATTTGTGGTGCGGCTTTCTGGTGTATTTACTCCATAAAGTCTTACACTTTTTGGTCCAATACTAACTTCAAAACCAAGATCTATATTGATCTTAAAAGTATCTCCATCTACTACCTTAACAACTTCTGCATTGTAAAGATAAACATTAAATTGATCTGACATATTAGTCTCTTTCTATTCCTAATTGATCGCATGCTCTGCGAAATATTGATTGACTTACTTTAAATTGACTATCTGCGTGGCTGTAGCCTTCTCCTGGCTTTGGAGAAGATGCGTGCCAGCTGTGACCTATAGATACGCTTCCATCATACACTACATTGTAACCACGATGACGCGCAAAATATGAACACCAAGTTTCCTCATAGTAGTGCGGGGTTGGTAAAAAGGCTCCTATAGAAGATGGGTACATCTGCTTATACTCTAAGTCGTTTGTAAGAGATTCCCACACTGATCTTCTGATAAAGTATGCAGATCCAGATACTGTCACACAAGGTATTCTGTCTTTAAACATTAAATCTTCCGGATCGTGTTGTCTCCAACCTCTATGAGCTGGAGCTGTATTTGTTCCGATTATACCAGCGTGAGTTATGAATCCGTTTTCATCTCGTTGTTTTGGGCCAAGTATATGTATGCTTTCGTCACTATCGAATATGCTATGTATAGCATTGATGTCTTCGTTAGTAAACCAAACATCAGAATTTAACAACGCTATTATTTCTCCATTGCCATGAGCAGCAAGTTGATTGCAGGCACCTGAGTATCCTATATTTTTATTTATAAAAATCTTATCGATACTATAATTTGATTCGTTTTGACTTAACCATTGAACAGTATCATCTTGAGAATCATTATCTGCAATATATAAATTCCATAATCTAAAATCTTTATCTGCACCGGTGTGCAATGTATTTAAAAGTCTTTCTAGTAACGGTCTAGTATTGTAGCTTACTACACATAAATCTATCATTTTAAAATCTTTCTATTTCTGAATCCATTAATATCATAGCAAACGCATCTTCTTTATTTATTCCATGATCTATATATTCAAACATCTTCTGCATCTTTGCTTCAATATTTTCCTCAATAAAAAACTCTTTTAATCTATTTCTATATTGATCAAAAGATGTGTTTACTTGTGGAGAAATCTTTTCGTTCTTTCTAAGAAGATATGTAGCTGCCCCAATAATAAATCCAGCTATAAATAATTTAGTCTTCCCATTCATTGCTGTTGTCTGTATTTCTACTGGTAAATTGATTTTCATTTATGGCCTTTATTGCTTCTTCACTTAGATGAAGAAGGTTTAATCTTTCCTTTTCATCTTTTATGGACGATGCTAAGTGTATCAGAGCATTTGATATTTGCAACATCTGATCTATTGATGTTATTAAATATGTTTGACCTGACTCAAGCTTAATATTTACTTTTTTCTTTTCATTTATTTTCTTTGCCATATTAATTTTTTTCTTTTTTTGTTGCCTTTTTTGGTTTATCTATTTTATCATCTAAATCATACCCACCTAATTCGGACTGTGAATCAGAATATTTGTATAAACAAATATTATCTGAATCCGGTTCAAATGTTACAAAAAATATATTCTTATCTTCTTCTGTCAAACCTTCTGGCGGAGGAGAATCTAAAGCTATCTTAGGCGATGAACATCCATATACTTGACTATGGTTCTTGTATACTACAAGGTAGTTTAATTTTGATGCTGGCATTATTTAACCCTTATTGTTTTAATGTTTGCTTTGTTTAAGAAATTTTCTACGTTATTCCAGTCTAAATAACTTACGTCTTCTTTGTAGTATACAGTCTTAACTGTACTGTTTGCTATTAGCTTAGCGCAAGAAAAACAAGGAGGTCCATTAACATATATCTTTTCTGGATTTGAATTATAATCAGAGTGCAGGAATGCATTTGCTTCTGCGTGGATTGCTATACAATTTTCATAGCTTGAGCCACTGGCAGAATTCTGCTTTAATCGATCACATCCACCGTCCTGACAATGCACAAATCCTCTTGGCCCACCATTGTAACCAAAGCCAACTATATGATTATTTGAATCAACAAGTATTGAAGAGTACTTTCTTTTTCCACAGGTAGAAAATATGTTTGCAGCTGACTCGCAAAGCTGCATAAATTGATTATCTTTTTTGGTTATCATTAATTTACCAGTAGTAAAAATCCACTTATAAAACCTAGTAGGACTGACATAATTGTTGATACAATTTTTACACTTTTATTCTTCGATACTTGATTTAGTATTTGCATACTAACACACCAGTTAATTAACACAGAATAAACTAATGCTAATGATAAATTTTTAAACATTTCTAATATCAACCAATCCACTAATGCTTACTGGGAATATAGGCTGTATCAATGCTAGCACAGCTCTAGCATAGTCTCTAATCTCTACCTGAGCTGCTTCTTCTAATCTCTGATTAAGAAACAAAGCTATTGACTGCAAGCTACAGGTCCACCTATAAACAACGTACATGCCGTACGCAGGGAGAAAGAGTCTAGCTTGTTCTGCAGCAACGTTGTTATCCATTGCCATTTTATAAAGTGCTTCACCTTGTTCTATGTATCTATTTAGCTCATCTGTTAATATAGAACCAATCCAAGGACCTATTGGACCACCGGATCCTTGCTTCTTATCCTCCGGTGCTAGTCTCCATTCTTCAACGCCTGGTATATAAAACTCTGGTTCCATGGTTACATATCTTCTTGAAGATTCATTCCAAGAATCCATAGTATGGTCTGAGCCAACTACATATTTCCAGTGTTGACGCGCAACCATTAATGGAGCCTTAAACTCAAAGGTAGCAAATGCATGCCTAAAAGGAGACATATGATTTTCTCTAATTAAGAAATCAATTAACTGAACATCTTTTTTTTCTAATTCTTTAGATTCTTTAGCAAAGGATGCGCGAGCAGCATTAACTACAGATAGATCACTACCCATTGTATCTACAAGTCTCACGTATCCTTTGTCAAGAACCTGAATTGTATTTTCTAAATCCATATATATATTATATCACCAGATTATTATTTAGTGTTATCCTTTATGAATTTAATTTCACATGCGTCTGTAGTGCAATAGCGTTCTCCGATTGCGTCTGCAGCCATGCCAGCATACACTCCGCTCAAATCTATAGGGAATAGATTAATTGTTGCATCAGTATATTCTTGCTCAGATATTTGTGTGTACGGCATTTGTGGATAGGTATCATTTCCGCTTGGGAGGAATGATACTGTCTTTAATTGACCGTCATACATATGGAGAACAGTACCCACGTGCTGTGCTTCCTTATCTTTATCAAATGATATTGTAACAGAAACTGAATTGTCTGACCAATAACGCTGAGCAATTGCAGCTAGTGACATCTTTTCAAAGATTGTAACATCACGCTCTGCTCTTGCTGCCTGTGACTTGATGGGGAAGTATACTACAGATGTAGTATCTGGTGATTCAGAAGCTGGTTCTACTCTATAGTTTGCCATTCTAAATAGTGGCAACATAGGATCATCATTAGAGAATCTAATTGTTCTATTAAAGAACTTTCCACCTGGTGTCCAGTGAACTCCTGGTGACTCACCAGCAAGAATTGAAACTGTTCCTGAAGGCTTAATTGTCGTCATCTTAATTGATTCACGAATGCCCAACCACTCAGAATATACATTATCATAACGCTGAACAGTTTTATATCCTTCATCCATCCATTCGCGCAATGCTGGAACACCAACACGGTCAGCAAAATTAGCTACGCCTGACATTGAGGCACCGATGCGACGATTGCGTTGCATGATTGCATTTGTTTCTTCCCAGTGTGTTGGAAGTAGGGTTACAGTCTTTGCATATAAGTAGGCAAACTTTAGCGTACGCTTGTAATCTTCTAATGAATCATGACGATTTAAATATGTTTCAACTAGCGTACAGCACTCGTAGGACTCTAATGACTGCTCTGCACACGGGTTGTATCCAGCTACTCTATGATCTTTATTATTTGCTGGATCAGCTAAGCGACCATATTTGCGTGACATGTCCATCCAGATTACTCCTGGTTCACCGTTAAGAGAAATGCCTTCTACGATGCTTGAAAGGTCTGCTCCAACTGCTGTTTCCACAGAGTTGTTAGACATCCAACCCCAACCTGGTGCACTAGAATCATATGAGTTTCTTTCTGGGAAACGTTCTGAGTTCTTTAAATTCAAGAAGTCTTGATCATCTAAGCGACCTATTAATAGTTCAGCTGAACGACGCACATTACCCGACACCACGCATACACCTATGACGTTACCGATATCAGCAATGTCTACTCTTGTAAGCTTGTCGCCTTTTCTACCGTTAAACATTTTTCTAATGTGAACATGAAGCTTTTCTAATGGTTCATGACCTGCTGCGACACCGCCAAATGTTTTAATTGGGGTACCTGCTGGTCTTATAAGAGAATAATCAAATTGTATTTCTTCTTGATCTGGCTTTAAGTATGAATTTAAAAGCATGGCCATTGAATCAACCCAACCTTCTCTAGTATCTGGAACTAGATAAGGAACGCTATTGGCTGGTTGTTTTGGTTCGTATATTGCAAAGTCTTTGTCTGCGCCTTTGTCATCAAATCCTACACCCACACCTAGCATCGATGCTTCCATTAAGAAAGCAAATGGCTTTGCTGGGTTAAACTTATTCATTTCTCCAGTAGAAACAAAAGCACAGTTCTGGAGTGCAGCTGAGTTCTTTTGTATGTTAACAATGTTTGTACCCATTGCCCATAGACCACGTCCTGGAGGTGTCCACTTTAGATTAAACAATCTATCAAATGCTTCCTTGGCTGAAGCCTGTGCCTTAGCATCATTCCATGGAAGTCTGTTTTTCTTACAGTGATCTTTTTGTCAAGAGTACATTCCGTTAATTACTCTTTCGCAAACATCTGACCATGTTTCTTTTGTTCCGTCTTCTTTAAGACGTGAATATGTACGAAGAAAAGTAATCTCTCCAACAGAGTTACCACCTGCATCTCTATATCCAAACGGGGCAAACTTATCTTTGTAGCTTGAAATGAAATCATCTGTTAACTTAAAAGAAAACATAGATGCAGATTTATTAGCTATTGGTGTTAGATCTGGATTACCATTTTCAATTTCTTCGGCCATTTTTATCTCCTAGTTATTTATTTTTCTAATATATTTTGAATTCATTTTCTGAATTTCTGTATTCTTTATCTTCAACAAGTCTTGCAAAGAATATACTTTATGTATCTCTCTCTCAAAGAAGTATCCACTTCTCCAATTGAAAACATTATTTACATTCTTTTTGTGGTTAACAAACATGTTACAAACTACTGCTCCACCATATGATTTAACAATGTTTGCAAATTTTACTTTTAATTCTTCTACGTTTAAACTATCTAAATCTTCATTCTCTTTAGCTTTTTCATAGAGCCAATTAAAAGCTTGCCTATTCAATGGTGACACATCTATTGGATCTATGACACCTAATAGTATAGCCTGATTTCTATTATTTGCTATGTCAATATCTTCTTTTATAACTTTTTTAAAAAGATCAAACCAATCTTTTTCATTAAACTGAACCCATGCAGTGCACCAGAATAAAAGATTTTCTGGCGGTGATGGAACTAAACTCTTTTCCGTATAAGGCAACAAAACAGCACAGCTTATTGCTCTCTTCATAAAAGCTTTTCTTGTTTCAGAATCCTTTGACTTTGATCCAGATATTTCCCAAAGTTTATTTATATTTTTCTTCCAATCAGTTGGACCCAAAAATATGTGCAGATACTTTTCTGCCACTTCTACTGGTATCGTATCTTCGCTAATTACTTTTTCTAAAATATCTAAAGACATTGATAATCCTTCATAAAACTACTAAAACTTATAAAGTCACCTTAGAAAAAGATTATCCCGCCCTTGTGGGGGCGGGATATCTTCGTCTCATTACTGAGCGTCGGTTTCCGTGACTACAAGTATATCACGAGAGACTAATGCTCAGTAGTATATTTTTGTAATTTATTACAATGCTTGTGCTGAAGGAACACCTGTCCATCTTTTTGGATTAGCTCTACCATAAATTGTAGTTGTGTTTGGTTGACCATAATCTGCGGTAAAAATTACTGCACTAGCAACACCATGGAACTCGTCTGGTCTAAACAAACCAAATGAGTTTGGAGCACCTTGTGCATCTGTTCTTGCTGCGTGGCCATATCCTGATGGCATAACTTCTGCAGAAGTAACACCGTCGAATACAAAGTTGCTATAGAAACCGTAGTATAGACTTCTCTTAGCGTGGCCTCCATTAAGAGCCTGTGCTCCTGCAATACCCTTGTATTCAAGGGGGCGGAATCTTGCGCCATCATATGTTGCACTGCCGTCTGCAAATGTTCCAGCCAAAGGTGTGGTGCCAGCATACAATGTTGAGCCGGTGAACAACTGTGACATAAGTCTATTGCCAGGACGAGCTCCAGTTCCAGGGGTATATGCATTGTCTGGCGCGCCTCCGAGTAACTGGCTACTGTTATAGAGTGGGTAGTACGAATATGTTCCCTTACCCTTAGCTTTGCCGGTCATTGTATAATATGGGTTCACCATATCATTGGTGTTTTGGCCCCTCAAAACAGGTCTTGGACCAACGTAAAATGTAGCCATTATATAATCTCCTTATAGAAACTCGATGCTTATATAGTAAAAATAAGTATGGTTTTTCAAACCCTTATTTGTTAAATTAAATATGATTTATTCAGCTGAAATATAGTCGTAATCTATTATTAGATCTGACAAAATTGGAGGGGTCTTATCGTCTAACATATTGAGGGTTACTTCAACCCAGATTTCACTAGAGGCTCCAGGATTATTTGTGCTGTAATTTACCCCGTCCTGATATATTACCCTGTATGAAAAGGCATTTGACATCTGAGATCTTGGAACATTAAAGATTACTGGATCTACGCTAACAACAGCACTTATCAGCTTATCGCTTGGTGCCTTAAAATTAAATATTGTTTTGCCAGACGTTGCAAATTTATCATATCTAATATCTAAATCTGAAAGACCATACGTATAGACATACTTGCCAAGTTCTTTGAAATAGTTTTCTTGACGTAAAACAATTCTTATTGCAGTCATATCTATGTCCGAGAAATAGAAGCACAGCGGAGAAGAGTTTTTTACCTCATCAGTTCCAGCTATAATCCAAGCTCCCGGAGGAACCTTTCCAATAGCCTGCTGCTCTCCATCGTATAAAGAGTTAAAGTTCAATGGCGTCCAACCATCTGCGTCTGTTAAAGTAGGATTTTCCTTATTGGTATATTCAATCGAATACACGCCTACTGAATGCATTGGATATGGATTTAATTTTACGCAATTTGTTTTTAACGATCCGGTAAATTCTGCAGATATCTTGCAATAGAATGTGAGTTGTGCTGCGCCTAGTGCGTTTGTTTCGCTGACTATAGTTCTACTCCACACTTTGGTAGGATCATCCAAGATTGCATTGTAAACAGGTGTGGTGTTTACGATTGCTCCTGGACTATCTATACCTCCAATATTGTTTTGGATATTAACCTTAAACAAATCTGATATTACTTGTCCATTTGAAGGATTATAGAATTTTATTTTTGAACTTGATGCGTTTGCTACTTTAGGAAGGGTAACAACATTATAATGTGGGTCAATTGAAAGTAATTCTGAAGAACCAATTGAGAATTCAGTTCCAGTAAATCTAGCATAATCTATTTGAGAATAAGAATAAATAGAGACTCTTCCATCATCCACCTCTAGTGCAGAGATCCTATTGGAAAGATCTACGATAGCATTGGATAACATTGCATGGTCTTTTAGAACTCTTTCAAAAGCTTCTTGTAGCTTGGCATCGATTATGTTAGCTTTATTATAAAGAAATAAGAGGTCTTGATAGTTTTCTTCTATTCTTGAATTATAATCATTGCTATCCACCGGACCCGCATATTGTGCGTCCCTCTTTTTGGTGTTTATTATCTCTGTCATATTATCTGCCATTCTCTATTCTTGTTACTTTAGTTTCTAGTCTTGCTAAAATTGCTGAAAGTCTATTTGCTTTTGATAAGTATAAAGACTGTTCTGCCGGAGTATTTAATTCGTATACGTCTTGATAAAAAACTCTTATAGGACTCAAGTCATAAAATAAACCATCTTCTGAAATTTCAAGAGAATTTAAATTATTTAAATTTCCTATGAAATTTTTTTCAACATCATCTATACTTGTACTTATCGATGTTAATGTATTATTAATTTTATTAACGTCAATTAGAAAGAAATTCATTTCTCTGTTTTCATCAACGCTATTTCTATGGCCCCTATATCTTTGCCTAAACCTTTCAAAGAAAGGTTGAACCACTCTATACTTTGCTTTGCTAGGATATGTTTTTGCCATAATTAATCACCTTTAAATATAGTACTAAAATTATATTTTTTTATAAATCCTTATGTTTAAATTTAATCTTTAAAGAATCAACCTTTGGAGAAACAAATGGATTTTCAAATCTAGAAAAATCTATCCTATACCTTATGGCCTTAGGAGCTGTGGCATTATTAGAGATATAGGAAAATCTTGATTGATTCTCAATCTTTGAAGAAGCTATTATTTCTTTTCTTCCAAATGGATTATCTATAGTAAAATAAAAATTGTCATTCATATTTTTATTCCTAAAATCAAATTTATCAAGATAGAAGAAATAATCAGTAAATATAGATCCATAAGTATTTAAATCAATTCCTTCGGTTAAAGAAAAAGATATTTGACCAGAAGCAGCTTTGTCATAAGTTACAACTATATCATTTATTCCTTCAAGGAAATTCCATTCAATACTTTGACTTAATTGACCCGATGGCAAATCTGCTATTCTAACTCCATTTAGATATACCGCTAAGTCAAATGTTGATACAGATTTTTTGATAGTGTTAATAACATTATTTTCTGAATCACAAATCATTTTTGTTTTTACATAACCAGAAGATGGAGAATTTATTCCTGGAGCAATGGTTCCCAATTGCTGATACAGTATATTGTTTAATAGAGTGTTGTCTATTGCGTTGATGTCACTATTCCAAGCTTCTATATCTTTATATCTAAATGGAATATTGTTTAAGATATAAAAATGTTTAAATGAATTTGTATTTCCTAATAACACTGGATTAATATATGTTTCATCATTATCTAGCGCAGCTATTCTATGAACTGTTTTATTTTCATATATTTTATTATTTGGATTTAAATCATTTATATTTTTTGATGTAGTATCAATAGGGATTAATTCTAATTCTTCATCTTCTGGAATTGATGAAAGATTAATTACATTTTTTACAGATCCATTAAAATTAACAACAGATGTAAAACCAGCATTTTCTGAACCAGTTGGAGAAATTGGAATCCAATTAAAGTCGGAAATAGTGTTTGCACTGGGGTTATCTTCCGAAATATAATAATTAATAACTCCATCGTTAACAAATTGCTCATTTGCTTCCATTGATACAGAGTCAATTACCAATTGATCATTAGATTCAACAGGTAAAGATATTGGCTTTGAAACTATGGTGCCGTATTTAGACCTCGTAGAAGCTCCTATAATAAGATCTCTAAGACCCATTCTATAAACGTATGGTAGCTGTGAATTTTTATCGATAAGATCTGGTTCTTTTTTAAAGAAAGTTATTCTTACATTAGAGTAAGCCTTTGGTTTTAAAGAAAAACTAAAAGAACTATAGTCTCCAGAAGAAAGTTTAGTCAGAGTATCTTGAGGAGAACCATCTACAGGAGATACTACTAGTTGAATATCTAATGGGCTAGATGTTAAAACGTATCCTTCTACCTTTGATATGATTGAAGTATTAGATATCGGCATATCCATAGTCAACGCTACTGGGATTGGAGATGATGTTCTATGTTCATACATCCAATAGGTGTCATTTAGGCCATCAAAAACATTGTTCTGAATTTTCGGCACTTAACATTGCGTATCCGGAAAGGATATCTACATATGCTGAGCTATAAAAAGTATCTACCTTATCTATATTTGAAAAATTTTCTGTATATGAATAAAAGTATCCTTCAGAATTATTATTTGCAAATATTAAATCGTCTACCTTTGCCTCAAGCGCTTTCCTTTTTGCTTTTAAATTTTCAATATTTTTATTTAATGAAGTAACAACTTGGAATAATTCTTCATTGCTATCTAATATGGTGTCATATAAAACATCTAAATTAAATAAACTATTAACCATAAGCTCATTTAATAAGTCTACGTTTGTTTTTGCTTCTGAATTCAACGCATTGTAATTTAGCCTTAAAGGAAATCCTGGTTTATTTACAGAAAAATAATCACTAAAAGCTTTTTTTATCTGATGATCTGTTGGTTTAATTCCATTTGAATAATATAATTTATATATATTTTCAAGAAATCTTGTTTTTTGAACCATAGATATGTTCATATTTGTTTAACCTTTACTGCTAATTTATACGAATAGACTACAGGAACAATGTTTCCAGTTCCTTTAATCAATTTAATTCTAACACATATATTCTTAACTTGTTGAGGAACATTGTATGCAACTTTATTTATTGTTGTTTTTGGATAATCAACATACTGTACGCCGGGTAGCTTAAATTCGTTTCCAACTTTTTGATTTATTGAAAAAACTTCAGGCACATAGGCGTTGCTTGTTTTGTTTGTGGAGTAACCTGATTGAACTGGAGAAATTTGTATCCATTGTTTACCAGAATCAAAAGAAATATAACCTTCTATATAGGCACCAGAGTTAGCTATCTCATTGTAGTTACTATCTATGTCTAGCATTACAGATTCAACAGGTAAATCATAGTTATATGATTTGGATATAATTTCAGCTGAATTTTCATATTGTTCATAAGTTAAAGATACGTCTGAAATTGCTATTGACATTCTTTTAGCTGGTAAAACTTCTCTGTTAACTTTAATTGGAACACTAAATGTTTCTTCTTTTAATTTAGAACCAACATTACCACTAAGAGACTGAACAGTAATGCTAATATTTTGATTTAAAGATACATCTTTTTTAAAGACATTTGGATTAGTTAATGGTGGTATGATTACAGATTTATTATAATTAACTTTATTATACATATCTTTATTTAAAAGTTCTGGATTAAATCTAATCGTTCCATAGAATGGACTGTTGTCTTGATTTTGCAATTGATAATTTGTTGTCCAATAATTATGAAGAATTTCAACATCGCTATAATAAGGCTGTTCCATAACGATTCTGCATTCTGAAACTGTTCTTTCTGTAAAGCGAAAGGTTGCTGAATTAAGTGAGTAGTTCTTCACTGATTCTTTAGTTAAATTTTCTACGGATAACCCTATAAAATATTCTCCTGAAAAAATATCTTCTTCTTTTCCAGAACTATCTTTAATATATATATTTTTTACTTTTACAATTTTAGATGAATCAAAGTTTGGAGTTATTGTAATTGAGTTAGCTTTTTGTGTTGATTTGGATTTCAAAGTAAAATCTAATCTTAGTGGGTCATTCATATTATGATTTGACCAATTAACTAAGGAGTTTTTTGCCGCGGTTGACAAGGTAGTATCATCAACTATGTAGCAAAATTCATTTTGATGACGGAATACATTGTCTTTTGGTTCAACAGAAATTGCTTCATAAACAAAAAACGAAGCTGGGTTCAAGTCTGCCATATGAACTGCATTAGAAGTACTAGGTGGATTTAAAAATTTGTATTCATAATTAATATCAGAAATATTGTTTGTTTTTTTTACAGCTAAATTATTGTCGCCTATAAAACCATTAGATGGATTTATAATTATCTCATTTGGCTGCCATCTTACAGGGTTGTCTTTTATTTTTACTGAAGCAAAGCCGCCAGCAATCATAGGGTTTTGACTTACTGGAGTATTTGCCCAATCAATATAGTCTCCATTCTCAAATGAATCGCCATTATAAACTATGT